CTCGGTAACATCCGCTGCAACAAGATTTTCCCTCATTAACTACAAGGCCACTCTTTTTAAGGAGTTCCTTGAAGTATAATGCCTTGTCTGCGGGGACGATAGCATCGTCCCCCCATATATGACAAGGATCCTTCTCGCAGGCGTACAAGGCAATGCCAAGTACAACTGCGTTCAGGACGGGGAAGCAGACCCCGCTACCCATAGGTGCGAAGGTCCTTAACGGAACCAACTCACCGTCTGGAAAGCGGGCAAAGGTAGATCGAACTCCAAAGAGGAATTCTTTCCACTGAGGGAGAAGTAGGCTGACGAGTCTACGAGAAACATGGTCACTTGCGTCACTTAAATCAATAGTGGCGTAGTTGACGTAGTACGGGATACCCGAACGTGTATAGCGCTTAAGTCTACTAAACATAAGCGCGTTGTGCTCAGCTTGGTCGATTAGATTCGTGTTTCTGGGGAAACGCTTTCGCATTTCTTCAGTTAACGCTGATCCAACGCTCATCTGAGTATACATGTTCCCAGCAGGTTCACTTGAAATGAACCGGTTGGTTTTGATAGATTTTGGCACTTCGCCAACCCTTGTTATACCATATCGGTGTACCAAAGGTGCGTGTGCAAAATCCCTACCAAATTTGGTATCCAAGAGGCGTAAGCTATATACTGTGAACGGAACAGAGTATGGAAGAGAAATCTCCCAACTCCACCGTCCATGTATACTTGCGCGCTCACTCGTAGTTCCAGGCCCGAATTTCCCGGGTGGCAATTCCGACCACGAAGAAGGAGGGCGTAGTACGCTAAGTACTCGCCTAATACCCTCGATTTCCGTAGTATCGAGCGTAATTGCGCCCGGTCGGCGGAAACGGTCTTTAACCGTGTCCCAATCCGTTTCTCTGCGCGGTTTACCCTTATACTTGTATACCAGCCGTATAACGGCATGGAGTTGCTCCACCATAACTGGTGGTGCAGCAAGTATAAGTTCGCCATTACGATCCACCACAACTCCGTACTCGATGTACTGGAGAGGGATATAGGATCGATGGTCCGCTGTTACGTAGTTTAAGCACAGCATAGACTGCCATGCATCAACACGTAGCAGATAATCTTCATTTTCAGGATCGTAGTATTTCACTACGAAACCTGCTAATGCAGAAGGGATACCGTTGCGGATGAGATCCGCGGTGATACACTTTCGCAGGGCCTTATAAATTAAGGTCTCCTGCGCTGAACTGTATTGCTTCATGGTTAGTAACTCCATAAAGGTTTTACAATCCTAAGGGATACACGTCCCTTGCGTTTTCCGGACTATTGTCCAACAAAGAGCATGTTGGCAATGGATTCAGGATAAGCAGATGTATCGGTACAACCCGCTACAACTGTACCTGAAGCGCCATACGCTTTACATGCGCCAAGGACTGATGCCATTTCTGAGCATAAGTCTTTGACCATCCCTGCGGTGAACGTGCCGTTCTTCGGTATAGATACCGTCGTAGCGACCGACCCCGTATAGGGTAACTTTGTTGCAGGATCTGTAACGTTCCTGCGGATGCTGACGGAATAACGCTGATTACCCTGAGCGTTTGGCCCTTTCAATGATAAGGACTGAACCAAAGTCAAAGGATCGCTGAGGCTACCAACGGTAGTCTCAACCATCTCGACTTTTTCAGCTCCCATTGAACGGGTAACGTAAGAGTGATTAGCGCTAGAGCCAGCGGCATATAATACCAAGGACATAAAGACCTCTTTTATAAGGTTAATAGATTTGAACTCACTTGGCGCGTAATAGCACCATTTCGAGGAGAGTCCGTTTCCTTGTGGAAGATAAACGAGGGCGCCAAAAACCTCCTTTATCCCAGAATCCCGAGCTGTCGGACATATCGATCGGACCACGATAAAACTCAGATGTTTGGTAACAGCTATCGCTGAACTCAACTTTGAGTAACCGTGTGTAAGAAGCGCCTGGTGTTACATAACCACTATTTCTAATGGTTTCGTAAGCATCACGCGATTCTGATGTTGCCCAAACATGGGCAATATCACATACTTTCCCGACGAGACCGTCTTGCGACGTATCTTTATCGGAAATGTATTCGATCAATTCACCGACCCTAAAGAAGTAATCACATACGAAACTAAATGGGATCTTATCCCATGCAGATTCGAGAGGGGTAGTGATACCTAATGCTCTAGCGACCCATTTAACCGGGTCAGCTTTAGCGATATCGTACTCTAACCTCAATACAGCGTGCACTTTAGAAGTGACACCGATTATGTGATTCCAGCCCCATACAGCCCTGGGCCAATCGAGATTGTCCTTCGTAGATTTTACACTACTTTGGCCAGTTTCGATTATTTTACTCGTGGTCGCTTGCGCGGTCAGAGTGGTCCATCCTGTATTTCGCAGGTGCGCCTGTTCCCAGGCACGCGTACAACGCTCATATACAGTTAGTATTTGACGCGTTTCTGCGATGGTGGTCTGTATAACGAACCGATTGATTAGATCGGCGCGCATAGCATCGTAGATGACCGTTGTAAACGGCCGATCTCGATATGCTCTGCCTCGTTTGGCAGCCCACCGCCCAATGCGATTTAACACACTGGAGGCTTTCAAGAATGCACCTAAATAAGGAATCAAATCAAGGGCGTATGAATAGCCCAAGACACGATCCTTACAATTAAGGTCAAACTTGTCTTGTAATAGGGCCACAGCCG